GTTGGTACAGTAATCAAAGGCCCTAATGTTGGTGGTATGCTATCTGAGGGTGTGGTACAGAATACTTACAACCTTAGAACTAACTATATACAAGAAGGTATATCTGCCGCACCCATTGATGTTGACAACCTAGTCAGAAGAATCCCATTACTACTAAAAACTCCAGATGGATATGTAAGCTCATTTGGTATAGAAGTATTAAAAAGCTTGGTAGATGCAAAAACTTACATAATCACAACTAATGATCTTGGCATACAAGAAATAAGTGTTAGAGGATTGCCACCAATTAAAACAGACAGTTTTGGTCGTAAATGGATTTCTTGGGTAGACACCCCTCAAACCAATTTAAAAGAAATGGATGTTGCTGGTAAATTTGTTTTTCTTGGAATTACCGCACCAGGAATCATGCCACAAATTGCAACTCCAGTTGGATTACGCGAGCCTCATAAAATTCAAGCAGCACTATCCGAGTCAATTCTTATAGAAAACTCTCCAAGGATTCCAGACTGGTCTTTGGCAGCAGAAATTTTGATTTTTGGAATTTTTGTGTCTCTGACGTGGCTTGCAATCAATTATCTCAATATAGTTAATGGATTAGGTATGGTTGTAATTTTACTCTTCACTACAAGCCTCTCAGGAGCTTTTAGCATACAAAAGGGTGTTTTGATTGATTTTTCATGGACTTTTATCTCTCAGATCATAACCTCTACTATTGCCTTCTATTTTAACTACCAAAAGCAATATAAATTGCGTCAACAGATTAAAAAACAGTTTGAACATTATTTAGATCCAAGACAAGTTAAAAGATTACAAGATAATCCAGAGTTATTAAAACTTGGTGGCGAAAAAAGATACTGCACATTTTTGTTTACAGATGTTCGAGGATTTACATCTTTATCTGAAAGACTAGAACCAGAAGAAGTTACTAAGATTATGAATAAGACTTTAACGATTCAAGCTAATGCAGTACAAGAATTTGGAGGTATGGTGGATAAGTATATTGGTGATGCAATGATGGCTATATTCTCAGCCCCTATAGATTTAGATGAACATGAGAATAAAGCAATCCAAGCAGGGAAGAAAATACAACAAGATATGGCAAAAGCCAACTTAGGAATAGAGATAGGTATCGGCATAAACACAGGAAATGCAATTGTAGGTAATATGGGAAGCGATACACGATTTGATTATACTGCAATAGGCGACCCAGTAAACACAGCTGCTAGACTTGAATCAGCTACTAAGGAAGTAGGGGTAGATATATTGATAGGTAAAGAGACTGCCAAAAATTGTAATTTTGAGTTAAAATTGTTAGAACCAATTACAGTTAAGGGCAAAGAAAAGCCTTTGTGTATTTATACTATCAAATAGGAGTAATTATGCCAAAAGGAAAAGGAACGTACGGAACTAAGGTAGGAAGACCGCCAAAGAAGAAAGTTAAGAAAAATAAAAAATGAAAGGATTGTTAAAGAACATTATAGGTGCTGTAGCTCCAACACTAGGCACTGCATTAGGTGGGCCTATGGGCGGAATGGCAGCTAACATGATTGCTGAAGTGTTGGGTGTTCCTAATACTCCAAAGGCTATAGAAAAAGCTATAGCAGATGCAACCCCAGAACAAATGCTAGAACTTAAAAAAGCTGAGAACGCTTTTGAAGTACAAATGAAAGAGCTTGAAGTAGATGTATTTGCTTTAGAAACAGCAGACAAACAAGATGCTAGAGGCAAATTCAGTAAAGACTGGACTGCAAGAATCATAGGAGTTGTTGTTGTTGGTGGATTCATGGGATATATATTCCTTGTTACCTTACAACCACCAGAACAAAACTCAGAAGCTCTTATTAACCTTGTATTAGGTTATCTTGGCGGTTTAGCTAGTGCAGTTATATCGTTTTACTTTGGAGCTTCTAACACTCAAAAAGACTAATGAATATATCAAAAGAAGGATTATCATTAATTAAAAAATTTGAAGGATGCGAACTAGAAGCATACAAATGTGCCGCTGGTGTTTTAACCATTGGTTATGGCTCTACTAAAGGCGTAAAAGAAGGCGACACCATTACTCAAGAAGAAGCAGACAAGTTATTGCTTCACGAGATGGAAGAATACGAAGGATATGTTAATAACTTGGTTAAGGTTGACCTAAGTCAAAATCAATTTGATGCCCTAGTTTCCTGGGTATTTAACTTAGGGCCTGCTAATTTAAAAGCATCCACACTTCTTAAAGTTTTAAACGGCAAAGACTATGATGATGTTCCAGCTCAAATACAAAGATGGAATAAAGCAGGTGGTAAAGTATTGGAAGGATTAATAAGAAGAAGAAACGCCGAAGCATTATTGTTTGAAGGCAAAGACTGGGAGCATATCTAATGGAAATGGATGGTCTAACCTTTTGGAATATAATAGTAACATTGGTAATAGCACCAATAGTTTATAACATCAAGACTAACGCGACAGAATTAAAAAGAGTTGATATACTGCTAAATAAGACTCGCGAAGAAATTGCAAAAGATTATGTAACCAAAAGCGAACTTACAGTCAGCATAGATAGAGTTATAGATCGTTTAGACAGGCTAGACGAAAAAATAGATAAATTGGTAACAGGTTAATATGGCACAATTATTAGACGGCAATGCTCGAAAAAATTTCATAGACGATATGGGATATGAAGAATTTATTGGCGGCGGAGGCGGCGGAGGCGGTGGAATCCCTGTAAACAATAATATCTTTAGGAATTTTTTAAGTGGACAACAAAATCAATTAGGCCCAAATGAATTTGGCAGCTATACAATACCAACGTCTGACCCATCATATTCAAGTGGACAACAATACGCACGTTCTGTAGCTGGCGGTATGCCAATGTCACAAATTATGGCATCGGGCATGAGCTACTCACCAGAACAACCAAATGGATATACACAACAACAATTAAATGCGCCTCAAGTTGCAACCCAAACTCAACAACCAGTATACCAAGAGCCTGACGATACGAGTTTTTTAGGAACAGGTATTGGTGGATATAGCATGCCCTTTGACAGGAAACAACAATTACCTCCTGTAGAAAAAATTTTTGGAAACATACCTTCAGCACCAGCGCAAACACCTGATGTTGCGAAAACACCTGGACTTGATTTTGGTAATATTGACATAGAGGCTATTCGTCAACAAATAGCCGACTCTGGAATAGACTTTACTAATTTATTTGGGCTACCATCTCAACCAGATTTAAGTCAGTTTGTAACTCAACAAGATTTACCTGCGTTTAATCCTCAAGATTACAGAGATGACTTTTTATCTATAGCAAGAGAGGGCATAGATATACCTCAATTCGATGCTAGTGGACTACAATCGCAAATAGCACAAAATAAAAATTTAATAACTGGTATGCCTGCGTTTAATCCTCAAGATTATAGAGATGATTTCTTATCTATAGCAAGAGAGGGCATAGAAATGCCATCGTTTGACCCAAGTGGTTTACAACAACAAATAAGTGCATTAAAACAACAACCTGGGTTTGATCCATCTGCTTTGCAAAATCAAATTTCTGAACTTCAACAAAAACCTGGATTTGATTCAAGCGGTTTATTAAGTCAAATAGGTGAAATACAAGAACAAATAGGAGGAATAAATCAATTTGACCCATCTGGATTACAAAAACAAATAGAACAAAATCAAAACTTAATAGCTGGTATACCTAAATTTGATCCTCAAAACTATAGAGATGATTTTTTAAGTATAGCTAGAGAAGGCATAGACATGCCTCAATTTGACCCAAGTGGCTTACAGCAACAGATAGGAGGTCTTGAACAACAAATATCTAGCATGCCTCAATTTAATCCTCAAGATTATAGAGATGATTTCTTATCTATAGCCAGAGAAGGTATAGAAATGCCGCAATATCAAGCCCCAGACTTATCTGGATTCGCCAAATTATCAGATATTCCTCAAGTTAATTTAGCTGGTTATGCAAGGCTAGAAGACTTGCCTCAATTTGACCCTCAAAATTATAGAGATGACTTTTTATCTATAGCCAGACAAGGTATAGATATACCTCAGTACGAGGCCCCAGATTTGTCTGGGTTTGCTAAATTAACAGACATTCCTTCTTTTGACCCAAGTGCATTAAAGCAAGATATATTAAGCTCTTTACCTCAACAAGCAGCCCCAGACTTATCTGGATTTATGACTCAAGAAGATATTAATAAAGCTATATCTGGAATTAATATGCCGCAATATCAAGCCCCAGACTTATCTGGATTTATGACTCAAGAAGATATTAATAAAGCTATATCTGGAATTAATATGCCGTCTTATGAACAGCCAGATTTATCAGCTTACGACACAAGATTATCTGAACTAGAAAAAATGCTATTGTCACTTCAGCAACCAGTTGGCGATCAAAGATTTTCAGTCAATCAATTAAACCCAAGAGGACTTTTTTAAATGTCAATATCACAAGATGAAGTGCTAAAGGCGGCACAAGCAGAACAAATATTAACATCAGATGTTTTTAAGGAAGCAATAGAAAACCTTAAAAATGAATATATAACTCATTGGTTAAACTCAAGAGAAATAGCTGACGTTAGTGCTAGAGAAGACATACACAGATCATTATTACTATTACCAGAAGTCGAA